ACGGCACCCACGAGATAGGCCCGGCCAACGGGACTTCGAGGCGACCGCGGACGGCCAGTCCAACCCCTCGCGCAGCTGTTGCGAACGCGATCGCGCGTTTGAACGGCCAGATCTGAACCCTTTGGAGCAAACCACACCATGCCCAACGTCACCAGTAATGCGGCCTACCAGCAAATCCTGTCGATGGCGATCGAGGATCGATCGTCCGGCTACGAAGATCTCGTGAGCAACAACAACGCGCTGCTCGCGGTCATGAGAAGGAAAGGTCTGTGGCAGACCTACAGCGGACCAAAAATTCGCCAGACCCTGCAAATAGGAAAACAATCCGCGCAGTGGTATTCCGGCTACGACCAATTATTGAACCCAGCCATAGACTTATTCAATGACGCGTTCTTCGATCCGAAGATGGTCGTCATTCCGATTATCCTAAGTTATCAGGAGATCCTCAATAACCAGGGCGACAACCAGCTGATGGACGTCTACGAGAGCTACATCTCCGCAGCCGAGAAGGCGCTGGAGGATGCCATGGATCAGGGCATCTACTCGGACGGCACCGCCAACGGCAACAAACAGATCACTGGCCTCGCCACCGCTATCCCGATCGCGAACACGACGGGTGTCTATGGCGGCATCGACCGCGGCAGTGCCTTGATCTGGCGCACCGCGACCTTCGACGCCAACAGCTTCTTTGGCGGCGGCGTGACACAGGTAACATCGACTTCGATCCGCCCGATGCTGAACTACATCATGACGCAGCGTTCTCGCGGTCGCGACTACGCGGATCTTCTCCTTATGTCGCCGGAGCACTACGCAGCCTACGACGCCGCGACGGTGGCGATCCAGCGCCAGCAGAACGAGACAAGCCTCGGCAAGCTAGGCTTTAGCGCCCTCGAATACATCGGCGGCGGCAAGCGGGCCGAGATCGTGCTCGACGGCGGCATCGGCTCGAACATGCCGGCGAACACCACGTTCGGCATTAATACCGACACGCTGAGGCTTCGCTACAACTCCGCGCGCAACTTCGACAAGTTGTTCGACGGCGAAGGACAGATGCCAATCGATAAAGACGCGATCGCCCAATTTATCGGCTGGATGGGTGAACTCACAATGACCAATCCGCTGTTCAACTGGCGCATGTACGACAGCAACCCGGCCGCCTGAGCAAGCCGAACAGCTGACAGGCGAACCGAGTACACCGGGCCGCTGACGTGTAGGTCATTCTGCCTTCCTTCCACGAAGGCGGCCCGGACCGTTCAACAGAAGGAAGGACATTACCCATGCCTCCACAAGATCCAGACGACCTGCTCGTCGTGCTGTTCAAGCATCTCGCCACCGAGAACAAGGCCAAGTCACTGGCCGAGGGCCGGCCGATCTTCGACGATCAGGAGATCTGCGAGATCCGCGCGCCCGGCAGCAAGGATGTCAAGGTGTTTCCGGCCAATGCGTTCGCGCGCTGGCTCGACGACCCCATGACCGGCGAGCAGGTCAAGCAGAGCTACGCCGAGCGTTTTTCGCATCAATACCGGCAATTCAAGGCCAAGGCCTCGCAGACCAAGACCGGCACGCCGCTCGACTTCGCAGCTTTCCTGAGCGAAGGGCGCAGGTCGGAGTTAAAGGCGCAGAACATCTACACCATCGAGCAGCTCGCCGCAGTTGAAGGCGCCGAGCTGAAGAACCTCGGACCCGGCGGCAGGGAAATGAAGAACGCCGCCGAGGCCTTCATCGAGGAGGGCCGCGCCTCCGCACCGAACAAGCAGATGGTCGAGGAGCTGGCGGCGCTCAAGGCACGCAACGCGGTTCTTGAGGAGGACATGAAGATCAAGAAGGCGCGGCAGGAAGCTGAAGTCTCCACCGACGACGAGTTCGACGAGATGTCGCTGATCGAGCTGCGCGCGTATATCACTGAACAAACAGGTCAGGCGCCGCTCGGCGCGCTGAACAGGAACGCCTTGAGACGCATGGCCAAGAACTCACGGCCGGACAAGGTCGCATGACATGACGCTGTTGAGCGTAATTCGCGACGTCTGTGCCGTCGTCGGCGTTCAACAGCCTGCGTCCGTCACCACCAACCTCGTCGCCAACCGCACCATGCAGGAGATGCTGGCGCTGGCCAACGAGATGGCGCAGCGCATCGCATACGATACAAGAGACTGGACGCTGTTCCGCAAGGTTCAGACTTTCAATGGTGACGGCGTCGCCACTTCCTTCAACCTTCCGGCCGATTATCAGCGGATGCTGCTGACGTCGAGCGTGTGGCGATCGACGCAAACGCTGTATCCGATGCTGTTCGTGCCGGATACCGACCAGTGGCTGAACCGCCGAGCGCGGAATTACTACGACGTCGCCGGAGAGTGGACCATCATGGGCGGCAAGATGCTGATCGCTCCGACACTCGCGATCGGCACCAGTGTCTACTTCCCTTACCTCGAACAGAACTGCGTCGCTCTCGCCAGCGGCGGCAACGGTGACAGCTTCATGGCCGACACCGACAGCTTCCGGCTCGACGAAAGGCTCTTGAAGCTTGGCATGGTGTGGCAGTGGAAGCAGAACAAGGGCACCAGCTACGCCGAGGACATGGGCACCTACTCGGATGCGCTGTCGATCGCGATGGGACATGACAGCCCGGCGCCCATCATTATTGGCCGCAGGCCGATGGGCGGTGGCGTCCGCACCGCCTATCCGTTCCCGGTGCCGACATGAACGTCGCCGCCTACCAAGGCTTTCGCCGTCAGGCCGTGCCCGCACAGGTCGCGCAGCAGCTGCAGACCGTGACGCTGCCCGCGCCGACGCGCGGGCTGATTTTGAATGAAAACGAAAGTTTCATGCAGCCCGGCGGAGCCTTGGTGCTCGACAACTGGGTGCCGACGATGAAAAGCGTCAAGCTCCGCGGCGGCACCAAGACGTGGGCGCAGCTGCCGGAGACGACGCCTGTCGTCTCGATGTTCAACTTCATCAGCGGCAACCAGCAGCGGCTATATGCCGGCAACGCCACCAAGCTGTACGACGTCACCGCCTCGACGCCGACCCTGATCAAGAGCGGGCAAACGTCCGGTAACTACGTGGCTTCCCAGCTGGCGAACCAAGCGGGCGACCACATGCTGGTCGCCAACGACGCCGGTGACTTCCTGCTGCACTTCGACGGCACGACGTGGACGACGCTCAACGCCAGCCAGATCAACGCGGATCCGGCAATCACGCCGCCGCCGAGCTGCGTCGCGGGCCACAATCTGACCTATGTGTGGAAATACCGAGGCCGCTACTTCTTCGTGGAAGGCGGCACCATGAATGCGTGGTACCTGCCGACCAACGCCTTCCAGGGCCGCATCCTGCAGATCCCGCTCGCTGGCGCCGCAACGAAAGGCGGCAAGCTGCTCTGCGGTTTCACGTGGAGCATCGACGCTGGCGACGGCATCGACGACAAGTGTGTTTTCATGACCGATCAGGGCGAGCTGCTGATCTTCACCGGCAGCGATCCCTCGACAATAGCGAACTGGCGCCAAGAGGGGCGCTATGCCACCAGCGTACCGCTTGGCATGAACGCGCATCAGGCGATCGGCGGCGATGTTCTCATCGCTACTGTTGACGGTATCATTCCGATCAGCGCGTCAATCCAGAAAGACACCTCGCAGCTCGAACTCGCCGCCATCACGCTTCCGATCAAGTCGATGTGGCGCGATGAGGTCAACGCCAAGCGCGCGCTGCCGTGGACGATGCTCAAATGGGACGAGTTCGGCGGTCTGTTCGTGACATGGCCCGGCGGCATTCCTGGCAGCTACACGATGGGCGCGGCCAACATCGCCACCGGCGCATGGACGCGGTACACCGGTCTGGACGTGATGTGTTTCGGCAAGCTGCGCGCGGACGCATTTTTTGGAACGCAAGCCGGCAAGATCATCCAGTTCGAGCGCACCGGCACCGACGACGGCACGCCATACACCGCGGTCATGGTCGGCGGCTGGGAGATGTTCTCCTCGCAATCCGCCACGATCGTGTGGAGACAAGCCAGAGCATCGTTCAAGGCGCGCGCCGGCGAGCCGTTCCAACCGCAGCTCGGCGCCACGACCGATTATGTGATCGTGATCCCGCCGCCGCCGTCCGCGGCGCCGGATCCCGGTCCGCTCGATGTCTGGGATCAAGGGCTGTGGGGACCGGACGCCGGCCCGACGCCGCCCGGCCCGCACGCGCCTACTGCTCCAGAAATTGCGCAATACGCGCAGTGGGACCAGCCCGCGCCGGCGACGGCGACGGTGCAGAACACGATGTGGGTGTCGATCGGCTACACCGGTTTTTCGCACGCGCCGATCTGTCAGGTGACGATCGCGCAGACCTCGCCACCGAATGTCGAACTGATCTCGATCGCGGCGACCTACGACGCCGCGGGCGTCAACGTGTGAGGGAAGCATGGCGAACCGCAAGGCATATGCTTACCAGTCGATCCCCGACATCGGGCCGTATGGCACCGCGACCAACCGCGCGCAGCCGTCGACCGGCTACGACATCGGCGCACCGATGGGCGGCCTGTTCGGGCAGGGCTTCATCCCGTCGACCAATCCCTCGCTGCCGTCCTACTCGCCCGCGCCGCCGCAGGCGCCGACCTCGGCTGCTCTCACCGATATGGAACGCTGCCTGCAGTCCGGCCTGTCCTACGAGGCCTGCCACATGCGTGACCAGATCGCGCAGCAACTGGTGCAGGGCACCGGCCCCGGCAACGATCCGGGCGCGAACACGCCGAGCGACAGCGAAGTGGCGCCGCCGACCGCCGTGCCGGGCTATGCGCCGGAGGACACGCCAGCGCCGCCGGTGGCGGTGCCGAACAACCCGCCGCCGGTGCAGACCCCGGAACCAGTGACGCCTCCGCCCACGGTGACGCACATCGACGTGGAGCCGCGGGCAGATCCGCTGGAGACGCCTCCAGCGCCCCCAGAAGCTCCGCCGGATGCGCCGCCTGACGCTGCTCCGCCTGACGCTGCTCCACCTAGCGCAGCGCCGCCGGATGCCGCGCCTCCATCGGCAACGCCATCCTTTGGCCCGCCGGGCACACCGCCGGGCACGCTGGGCGAGCCGGGTGCGCCCGCCCCCGGTCCGCCGGGGTTTGGACCGGCCGACACCAGTATCGGCAACCCGAGCGGTGTACCGGGCACCGCCACACCCGGTTTTGGCGTCGGCCCGAGTGGTATATCCACGCCCGGCAGCACGGTGGGTCACGGCACGGTCGGACCTCCGGGTTCGGCGGCTCCCGGCGTTACCCCGGGTCCGACAGGTAATCCGCCGGGGCCGTTCGGGGCGCCAGCTGCTCCCGCGCCGCCCGCACCTCCAGCCGCGCCGACATCACAGCAGGAGAAGGGCCTGACCCCGGAGCAACAGCAGCAGATTAACGACCCGCTCAACCCGCAGTTCGCGCCGCCGACGCCGAGCGTGCTCGGGCCGGTGCCGTCGCTCGCGCCGCCCGCGACGCCGGAGGCCGTGATGGCCGAGCAGGCGCAGCAGGCCGCGGTCGATCAGGCGATGGCGGCGATGAACAGCAACATCGGCTACCAGAACCAGAACATGCAGGCGGTGCAGGACGCGATGCAGGCGGCCACTCCCGCCGCCCAGCAGGCTGCGATGGACGCGGCCGTAGCGGAGGCGATGGCCGGTGTCTCTACTGCGGAGGGTACGGTCGGCGAAGAAGGCGCTGGAGTTAACGGCTTCGGTGCCGGTGCCGGTCCTGTCGGCGGCGAGGCGCCGGGCATGGGTGGGTTTGGTGCAGGATCACTCGGCGGCGCAGCGGTAGGTTTTGGCGGGCTGGGCAACGCGCCCGGCACCGGCGGCACGGCTACCGGAGTAGCCAGTCCCGGTCCAGAGGGAACGCCATCCGCCACGGTCGGCACGCCGGGCATGGGCGTGGACGGCTTCGGCTTTGGCGCGACCGGCTTTAGCGGCTACGGCCAGCCCGGCGTAAACGTCGGGGATGCAGTCAGTAACGCGGCCGCGACAGCCGCAGCCGCAGAAGCGGCGCAGGCAGCGGCTGCAGCGGCAACGGGGACTGACGAATGAGCGTCGTCCTTCACACATTACCCGGTATTCCGCGCGTCGAGCGCGGCGACGACCTTGCCAGCCTTATTTCAGACGGGCTGGGGCGCGCCGGTATCGCGCCGCGCGACGGCGACATCTTCGTGCTGGCGCAGAAGATCGTGTCCAAGGCCGAGGGACGGCTGGTTGACCTCGCGACGGTGGTGCCGTCCGGGCGCGCGCTGCAGCTGGCGCGACGGACCGAGAAAGATCCGCGCGTGGTCGAACTGGTGCTGTCGGAGGCAACTTCCATCGTACTGGCCAAACCCGGCATGCTGCTGGTCGAGCACCGGCTCGGCTTCGTGATGCCAAACGCAGGCATCGACCTGTCCAATATCGGACCGCCCGGTCACGACATGGCGCTGCTGTTGCCGGTCGACCCGGACGCCAGCGCAGAGACACTGCGGGACTGCATCTGTGCCGAGTTCGGCGCCCGGGTTGCCGTGGTCATCAATGACACCGTCAGCCGCGCATGGCGCAACGGCGCGTGCGGGGTGGCGATCGGATCCGCCGGTCTGCCGGTGCTCGACGATTTGCGCGGACGGACCGACATCTTCGGACGCGAACTGCAGACCAGCATTACCGGCTGTGCCGACGAGATAGCCGCGGCTGCTTCGCTGGTGATGGGACAGAGTGACGAGGGCACGCCGGTTGTGCTGATGCGGGGTTTGAGCTGGCGCGGCTCGATCGGCGCCAAGGCCGCGGATCTGCTGCGCAGGCCAAGTGTATTGACACCGGAACTGGTCAGGATGGTGTGATGCTCGACTACGTCTACGGTCATGATCAACTCGTCGCCGACTTCGTCGCGGTGCTGATCCCGTCCGTGCGCGAGCGCGGCTTTCCCAAGGCGTCGAAGGCGATTGGAATTGTCGACGACGGCAAGCTGATCGCTGGCCTCGTCTATCATAATTTTGACCCCGCAGCGGGCGTGATCGAGATGTCTGGTGCTGCACTGCCGGGCAAGTACTGGCTGACCAGCGAGACGCTGCGCCGGATCTACGATTACCCGTTCCTCGAAATCGGCTGCCAGATGGTGCTGATGCGGGTCGCCGAAGAAAACAGGTCGTTGCTGCGCGTGCTGTCCGCGATCGGCTACGCCTTCAAGACGATCGAGCGCCTGCTCGGGCCGACCCAAAACGGCGTGATATGCACGCTGACGTTCGAGGCGTGGCACGACAACAAGTTCAACCAACGCGACCGGCGGCTGTACGCGCCGGAGAAAGCCAAGGCCGCCTGATGCCTCCCTATCTGCCGCCCGGTATCGACAACCAGCGCAACAGCATCACGAGCGCGCTGATGAACATCAACAGCCCGCCGCCGAGCGTGGCGCCGCAGTTCCCGCAGGGCCCGGCGCCGATCCCTCAGCAGGGCCAGCCGATGCCGCCGCCCTACGCGCCGCCGGGCATGCCCGGCCAGGGCATGCCTCTGCCGGGCGTGGCGCCCCCACCGCTGCCGATCGTGCCGCGGCAGCCCGGCGCGATGGCGCCGCAGCCGATGGCATCGCCGGGTGCGGCGCCGATGCCCGGCGCGGCGCCGGGTGGCATGCCGCCGCCACAGGGCCAGCAGTATTGAGAGGATACGATCGTGAGCAAACCTGACCCGCCCACACCTCCCGATCCCGCCGCGACCGCGCGCGCGCAGACGGGCACTAACGTATCAACTGCGGTGGCCAATGCGTATCTGGGCAACGTCAACCAGAACACGCCTGATGGATCGCTGTCCTACAACCCGTCCGGCAGCTACGCGTTTACAGACCCGACCTCGGGCCAGACCTACAACATCCCGACCTTTACGGCGACGCAGTCGCTGTCGCCAACGCAGCTCCAGCTCAAGAACACGCAGGACGCCACCAAGCAGCAGCTGGCCAACGTCGCAAATCAACAAACCAATCGCGTCGGCGGCGTGCTGGCCACGCCTTTCAACCCAACGGGAGGTCCGCAGGCAGGCGACAGCTCGACCATCTCCAACATTCCGAAGGCGCTGACCAACTTCAATCCCGGCATCCCGCTGCAGACCGGCTTCGACAGCGGCGGCCCGATCCAGTCCACCTACGGCGGGGCCGACGACTACTCAGCGGACCGCCAGAAGGTGCAGGACGCGCTGATGGCGCGGATGAACCCGCAGCTGCAGATCCAGCAGCAGGCATTGCAGCAGCAGCTGGCGGATCAGGGCATCCGTTATGGATCACAAGCCTACAACGACGCCATGTTGCAGAGTTCGCAGCAGCAGAACGACGCGCGCTGGGGCGCGATCCAGCAGGCTGGCCAGGAGCAACAGCGCATGGACGCGATGGCCGCCCAGGCCGCCGCCTTCAGCAACGCCGCGCAGCAGCAGGGCTACGAGCAGAACCTCGGCCAGGGCACTTTCTACAACAACGCCGCAAATCAACTATTCACGCAGAACGCGGCGCAGGCAACGTTCGCCAATGCGGGGCTGGCGCAGCAGACCAGTCAGGCGCAGGCCGGCTTCAACGCGGCGGAGGCCGCCAGAAACCAGTGGCTGCAGGAGCAGTACGCCAATCGCAACCAGCCCATCAACGAGATCAGCGCGCTGATGAGCGGCAGCCAAGTCAGCCAGCCCAACTTCGTCAACGCGCCTTCCACCCAGATCCCGACCACCGACGTCGCTGGTATCACGCAGCAGGGCTTCCAGAACCAGATGGGGCTGTACAATACCCAGATGCAGCAATCCAACGCGCTGCTCGGCGGCGTGCTCGGCCTCGGCGCCGGCGTGCTGAAGTCCGATCGAAGGGAAAAGGACGACATCGACCACATCGGCACCGTGTTCGCCGCCAATACCGATGGCGCGAAGAAGAAGCTGCCGATCTACCAGTACAGCTACAAGGACGATCCTTCGTCGACGCGCCACATCGGTCCGATGGCACAGGACGTCGAGAAGATCACGCCGGAAGCCGTCGAGGAGCACGAAGGCGTCAAGTACATCAAACCCCGTCAGGTGATGGGATCCATCATCAAGGCAGCGTGACATGGTAAACGTGCCAAAAGACATTGCCGCGCTGGGCTACCAGCAGGCTGAACTGCGCAAACGCATTGCCCAACAGGTCATGGCGCAGAAAATGATGCAACAGCAGCGCGCGGCGCAGGCGGCCGCGCAGGCCGCGCAGCAACAGCAGGCGCAGGCCGATGCGCAGGCTCAACAGGCCATGATGCAACAGCAGCAGGCCGAGGAAACGGAACGACAACGACAGATGGCGGCGCTACAGCCGCAAGGGGCAGGTGTGTGATGGCAGGACCGTTCGACAATCTTACAAGTGCCTTCGATGGCAACGATCCTGCCAGCTACCAGCAACTTTTGTTGCGGCAGAAGATCGCCGACACGATGATGAAACAGGCTGCGCGTCGCGGCTACCCCAAGAATGTCGGCGAGGGCCTGACCGCGATCGGTGACGCGCTCGGCGAGCGGTCACAAATGAACCAGATGATCGCGGCCCAGCGCATGATCGAAGCTCGGCGTCCCGCCGCGGGGCCAGCGCCCGGCCCTGACGCGTCAGCCACACCGTCAGTCCAGACATCGGACGCCTCGCCACAGATGCCGACGATTGCGCCGGCGGCGACGGCAGACGCCTCGGCAGTTCCCGCCGCGGCCGCGCCGCTGCTGCAGGCCGCAGCCAACAACGATGCCTACCAGCCAGCGGACGCCCTACCGCCTGTTCAGGACGCGGGCGGCGCCCCGCAGATGGCCTCGGCCGACACCGGCACCATGAGCGACGCGCCGCCGATGGGCGTGCCCACGGAACAGCCTAATTCCGCCGCGGTACGCGCCAGCATCGCCCAGCTCATGCAGACGCGGCAGGGAGGGTCGCAACCAAACCCTATGCTGGCGGGCCAATCGCCCGCCTCCGCGCCCTCAACTATCAGCCCGGACCCCGCGCTCCTTGGTTCCCCACTTGAGACGAACCGCCCGATCCCGACCGACATCCAGTCGGTTCAACTGGCGGAGAACGGCCAGCAGCCGTTCCAGTACCCGAACCCGCGCCCGCGGCCGCCCGCGTCACAGATTGGCCCCGACACGCCGGTGACGCCGCAGACGTCTGCGCCGCTGCCAAATCAGGCTCCCGGTGTCTACGACAAGCCGATACCGCCGGAGCTGCCGAAGCGGACGCAGGAAGATCCGCGGCACCAGTACCTGATCACTGAGATCTTGCGCCGCAAGCAGATGGGTGACGACCCGGTTATCATCAACGGTCTGGAGGCGCAGGCGGCGGAGTGGGAGAAGCGGCGCGCCTTCAAGGACGCCGAGAACCAGCGCAAGTATCAGAGCGATCTCGCGCAGCATAACGAGAAGATGCAGAATTTCCTGACCGCCAACCAAGGCCTGCCGATGGCCAAGGAAAAGCTGACGCAGGAGAAGTACAGTACGCAGAAACAGGCGGAGGAGGACCAGCTCAAGGGAGCATACGGCAATCTGCCTCCGCACATCCATACCTACCTCAAGGAAAGCAAGGACAAGGCGCAGTCCGCGGTGGGCGCGCTGGAAGGGCTTGGCAACGCCGAGGCGGCCTTGAACGCCGGTACGCTGTTCGGCATCGACGCCCCTGCCAAGCTGTTGTGGTACAAGGCCAAGGCGGCCACCGGCGATCAGGAGGCCGCGCGCATCGTGGCCGCCACCGAGACCTATAAGACATCGCTCGGGCCGGTCGCGGCGCAGGCGATCCGTTCCTATGCAGGGCCGCAGGTTTCCAACAACGACACCAAGCTCGGCTTCATGATGGCTGGCGCGGACTATACGCTGAACGAGAAATCAGCGCGTCAGTTGATCGACATTGCCAAACGATCGGGACTGGCTGCGCTGAACGAGCACCGCGACAACATGGACACCATGCTGAAAGGCCAGCAGGGCGAGGAACGCCTGCGGCGCGTGTATGACGTTCCGAACGCAATGCCCGGCATCGCGCTGCCCGGTGGCGGCCCGGCAAGTTTCGCCACTGAGGAGGCGGCCAAGGCTTCCAACCTGCCAGACGGCACGCCGATCATGATCAATGGACGACGAGCTAGGATCAGACGCTGATGGTCGACATCGTCTACGAGGACGACCCCAAAGCCGCGCCGCCTGCAGGCGGCAGCTGGGCCGACACGCTGCACGGCTTTCGCGAGGGCATGGACGCCTCGGTGCGCGGCATCGGCTCCAGCTTCCTGCCGGTGCTGGGGCCAGCAGTAGACAAGGGCATGGACGCCATACTGGCGGCACCAAAGGCCCTCGTGACGGGGCAACCCTATAGCGATGTCTACAACCAGATCCGTGGCGACGCCGCCCGGCAGCAGGCCGAGCACCCCGTCGCCAGCGCCGCCGGTGGTGTCGCCGGGTCACTTGTCGGCACGGTGCCGGTGGCACGCGCGGTGCCGTGGGCGTTCGGCGGCTCCACCATGCTCGGCCAGACCGGCGTCGGTGGCATCACCGGCGCGACCGACGCCTATGTGCGCAGCGGCGGCGATCCGACAGCCATGAAGGTCGGCGGCGCGGTAGGCGCGGCGGGTCCGGTGCTCGGCAGCATCCTGAACCCGATCGGTCAGGCCGCCGTCTCCGCAGGTCGCTGGGTCAACGACAGGCTGCCTAACGCCATCAGGCCGCTGGCTCCAAAGATCCTGCCCGCTCCACAGGAAGAGATCGCCAATGCCGCCGACGCGGGCTACAAGGCGCTGGCCAAGACCTCGCCGTTCGACCCGCAGGCGGTGCAGACACTGAAGCAGGGCATCAAGGACGATTTGCGCAACAACTATTCCCGGTCCGACAAGGTCGGAGCCGTAGAGACACACCAGATCCTCGACACGCTCGACAGCCTGCCCGCCACGCCGGGCGCGTTACACACGGTTCGCAAGGCACTTGGCAAGATAAGCGGCGGAGATGAAGGACACAGCGCAGGCGTAGCGCGCGATGCGATCGATCAGTTCCTGAGCCGTCCACCGCCGGGTGCGCTGCTGTATGGCAACGGGCAGGCGCTGGCCATACCGGGACAGCCGCAGGCCAGAACCGCAGGCGAGATGCTGCAGGACGCCAACGCCAACTACCGTGCGGCCAGTACCAGCTCGGAGCTGCGTGACCGCGTAGCTGCGGCGCAGCTGACAGCCAAGCAGAAGAACCCGCTGCTGCCGTACCTCGACGAAGGTGGCGAAGTCCGCGACGTGCTCCGCAACTGGACCAAGAGCGATAAAGCCTCACGTTTTATGAAACCCGACGAGCGCGCCGCCGTCGAGGGCGTCACGACCGCGCCGTCGATCGGCGAGGGCGCGCTGCGCATTGCAGGCACGCTGTCCGGCACGGCAAAACCAAGCCTGATGTCGCTGGTGGCGCCGCTCGCCACCGGAACTCTCGGAGGCGGGATCGTACCGATGGCGCTCGGCGCGGGCGCGGGCGTCGCCTCCAACGCCGCCTCTACGGCACTGACGCGGCGCGCGGTCAATACCGCTGACAACATCATCCGCGCCAACGCGCCATACTCGCAAGCCTACATGGCTGGCCAGCTGCCGCCACCGACATCGATGTCGGTTCCGTTCGGCACAGGGCCATCGTCGATCTCGACCAAGGCTTATCGCGACGAAGTAGCTCGAACAGCTGCACAGATCGGCGTGCAGCAGGCTGGACATCCGTTGCCTCCCGTAACCATAGACTACGAGGATCAATAGCCATGCCGCGCGATGGTCTGTCCCAATACGCCCCGCCGCCGGGCACCAACGGCATCACCAACTACACGATCGAGAGCACGAAGTATAACGGCTTCGTCGCCGACGTGACGCAGGATCTCAATTTGCCGAGGCCGATCGTTGCCGGCGGCACCGGCGCCAACAATGCGCGAGATGCGATGACCTCGCTGCAGGGCGATGTCGCCTATCAGGTCGTGACCAACTACGATGCTTACGCTTTTGTATCCGGCTCGTTCTATTCCGCAGCCGGTGCAACATCCGCGCCGACCGGCAATGCCTTCATCGGGCAATGCTACACCTCCGACCCTGCGGTGGTGCCGCCTGCGGTGCCTGCCGGGCAGAATATGTTCATCGAGGCGCGCGACGTCACGACCGGGCTGAAGTATCTGCGGCAAAAGACGGCGGGTGTGTGGGGCGCATGGAAACAACTGGCTGGCTCAGTTACCGACCTCGACGCCGCCTACGTCAACGTGACCGGCGACAACATGACGGGGACGTTGACGATCAGCACGGGCGGGCTGAACGTAACTGGTGCAGGCGGAGTTACTACAGGCCCCAGCGGTTTAGCCGCATCTGTTGTCAATTGTTCTGGAACCATCTCTGTGGGAACGGCTGGTGCTGGCGGCAGCTACTACTTCGGCAACAGTGGCACCAAGTATCTGAACTACGACGGCACCCAATACAGTCTGGTTGGAGGTGCTCTGTACACAGGTGGAAATATCTACGCCAACGGCGGATGGATTGCCGCAGGAGACGCCGGTAGCTCCGCTACAAAAGGCACCTACTATTTCGGAGGTAATCTCAACAAGTCGCTGAATTACGACGGCGCCAATTTCAATCTGGTTGGCGGCTCCTTCATTGTCAACAATGCAACGGCGTGGATAGGGCAGGGACAACCCAATGCCACCATCTACTTCGGTAGCACTGGCACCAAATATCTGAGCTACGACGGCACCAATTTCAATCTGACGGGCGGCGCGCTGAGTGTTTCCGGTCCCGTAGTTGCAAGCGGCGTTGTCACAATCGCCAATACGGGGACCGGGGCGACAAACGCCACCCTGACCTTGAACGGCGGTTCTGGCGGCAGCGGCGGCGCGCTTACGCAGTGGCTCAAGAACGGTACGGTGAAGTGGTACGAGGGGTTCAGATCGAGCGTCTATGGCGGCGGTTCAGTAAGTGACAACTACATGATCTTCAATGTCGTAGCCAGCACTCCCGTTTTTGAACTGGACAGCGCCACGAAAACGATCTTGCTGGGGAACGGCACCGGTTACATACCTGCCAGTGCCTGCGCCGTGAAGGTCGCCGCTTCTGGTGGCGGCATCCAGTATGGCATTGGCATTGGTGTGCAGGCCGACAATACAAACCTGATGGTTTTTTCCAACAGTGGCAACGTCAATATCGGCTCAATCAGCGAAACGGCGGGTGCCGTCGCCTTCAATACCTCCTCCAGCGGCGAACTGAAGGAGGACCTGAAGTCCTTCGACGCGGGCAACATCATCGACGCGACCGACGTCTACGATTTCAAATGGAAGAAAACCGGCGAACGCGCCTACGGCGTGATCGCGCAGCAGGCGGTCGAGGTCTACCCGATGGCGGTTACGCACAGCCAGCAGGACGGACAGGAAGATGATTTCTGGGGCGTGGATTATTCCAAATACGTGCCGGTGCTGTTGCAGGAACTGAAGGCGCTGCGGGCGCGGGTGGCGCAGCTTGAGGGGCGCGCAACGGCGCAGCCCGCATGATCCTGCTGGTGATGATCATCCTGCACTCAGGCTCAGGCACCGCCATCGACCTGAACACGCAGACCATCACCAATCTGCGCAACCCGGAGCCGGGCAACGACAAGCTGTTCACGCCGGGCGTGAAGTGTCAGGTCAACATGGTCGACGGCAAGTTCGTCGCCGTCACCGAGACATGTGCCGAGGTGCGGCGCATCATGGAAGATCGCAGGCACAAGAAGTAGGGAGGACGCTATGGCTGCAATGGCAATACAGGTTTTGTGGTTCCTGATCGGCCTTATCGTGCTGGCAGGCGTGATCTATCTGGCGATCTGGGTGATCGAGCAGTTCATCTTTCCGATCCCAGAGCAGATCAAGAAGGGCGTGTGGGTGATCGTGCTGCTGCTGGCGCTGATCGCGCTGATCAGCGTTCTGATCGGTGGCAGTCCCAATCCGTTCCACGCGCTGCGCTGATGGTCAACGACAAGTGGCTCGTTATCCTTGGCGTGGTCATCATCGTGCTGGTAGCGTTGCTGGCGCAGGCATTGTGGGGTTGACATGAGAATAGCAATTTCCAGTGGCCACTCCACCGAGTGCCAAGGCGCGTCCGGCATCCTCAACGAAGTCACCGAGGCCACCCGCGTCGTCAACCAGCTCGCCATCGATCTGCGCGACCGCGGCCACGAGGTGATGACCTACCACGACACGGTCAGCACGTCGCAGAACGAAAACCTCAACCGCATCGTCGACTGGCATAACAGCCACGCGCGGGATCTGGACATCTCGGTCCACCTGAACGCCTATGTGGAAACCGCCAAGCCGATGGGCTGCGAGGTGCTCTACTACAGCCAGCAGGCGCTGGCGGCAAAACTGTCGGCCGCGATCGCGTCAGGCGGCGGCTTCATAGACAGGGGCGCCAAGCAGAGAACCGACCTTTTCGTGCTGTCACAAACTTCAGAACCCTGTGTACTGCTGGAAATCTGCTTCGTGGACAGCCTTGCCGACGCCAATCTGTACCACGAGAATTTCGAGGCGATCTGCGATGCCCTTGCCGACGTGGCAGGCGGCGACGACGGCGAGGACATCTTCGAGCCACCGGGCGGCCGCGCGCTGTTCCGCACAATCGGCACCTGCAGCTATTTCGGCGGGCCGGACGACACCGGCGTGACGCCGGACGAGGGACTGGCGCTGCACTTCGACATCACCGCCGACAACCAGCATCTGTTCCTGCCCTACCAGCCGTCCGGCAGCTCAGGTCTGGCGCGGCGGCTGAACCCGTATGTTCACTACATCGCCTGCCGCTGGGATTACGACGTCACGCCCAAGAGCATGCTGGCAGAAGGCATCGCGCTGGTGAGGGTGCCTTCGACCGGAGCGGAAATGGCCGCCTTCCCGGCCGACTGGGGTCCGAACGAGAACACCGGACGCGTGGCCGACCTGTCGCCGGGACTACTCGCGGATCTCGGGCTGGAGACGGACGACGAGGTCGAGGTAATCTTCCCGCACCCCTAGTGGTTGCGCGTCTGGTCCAGTGCAAAGGCAATGATCCAGCCGACGATGAAGGCGGCGGCGCAGGCCGCCGCCATCGTTACGACCCACTCAGGCAAGGCGGAACGCCTGCCCGCCGCGGCGGCGCCGCAGGCCCAGCAGGCCGACACCGGCGAAGCCGAGCAGCATCATGGCCCATGTCGAGGCTTCCGGCACCGCCGAGGTCAGCGGGGCTACGTCGATGCGGTAATGCTCGAAGTCGCTGATGTTGCCGTTGGTGTCGAAGATGATCAGCGAGGTCATCACCTCGCCGTTGCTGGCGGTCAGCGTGAAGCCGTTCTGGCCGTTCTTGAGCGGGTCAAGGGTGAAGGTCTTGAGGGCCTCGGCTACGCCGAACTTGTCGCTGGCCTGCACGAACAGCTTGACGGTGCCGTCGCCGGTCAGCGAGAACACCTGCTCGACGGTGCCGACCACATTGGTATTGGTGCTGTCGAACACCTGAACCTCAAGGTCGTTGGTGCCGGTGATCTTGATGTCGTTGCCGTCAGCCGCGGCTGAAAAAACCGTGGGGCCGAGGTTATCGAAGCGGACCACGTCGTTGTGGCTCTTGGGGTCGTTGAGTGCGCCGAGCGCCTGCGTGCCACTCAAGGAGTTGAACACCACGTTGTCGCCGGTGCCACTCAGCTTGGTGGCGAGGACGACGTCGGCGCGGGCGGCCCCGGCCAGCGCGAACAAAGCAAAAACAGCCAGCAGTGATTTAAACATGATCAACCCCACAGGATTTAATGTGACTATTTAATGCCACAATCCTACGCCCGCGCGGGCCCTTAGTCCATCCGGCAGATCTCGAAGCTGCCGCCCTTCTGCAGGATCAGCACCCACGCATGCCGGTAGATCAGTATCACCTCGTCGCGCAGCTTCATCATGGCGAGCGGCTTGTGCGCCGGGTCGCCCGGATACTTGATGCTGCTGTCCTTCATCAGCTTGAAGCCTGCGAACGGCTGCCAGCCGCCGCCGTGCTGGTAGTGCTCATCCAGCTGTTCCTTGGCAGGCCGCGGATCTTCCGGGTCGAGCCACAGCGGCAGGATCCCGACCGCGTCGAGGGTTCCGCCGTTCATCAGAAATACCGTCATCATTGCAGTCAGGCCTTCCCCGCGCTATCCTGGGCGCGCTTGTTGTGATGGACGAGCAACCCCAAGCGCCCGGCGGCCAGCACCCCCTGCCACCGCCGGGCGCTTTTCTACTGGGTACGACGCGGTGCCTTGCGCCGCGCGCCTGCGTGGCGCTGGTAGGCAACCTCGGCCAGCTTCAGGAAATCTTCCTGTGACATTCGGAACACCAAGCAGGTTTCCGCCAGATGCGCCGCCACGACGGCGGCGACCATCGACTTGGCGTCCTTGTAGGGCACGTCCATGAGGCGGCAGGTGTCGAGCGTGTCGACGATCAGGTCGACGACGCGATCGGAGAAGTGGTTGCCGATGTCCTCCAGCATTCGGCTTCTCATGGCGCCCTCAACTCAGCGACGACGCAGGCGTAGATCATGATCAGGCAGGCCACCGTAAGCGTGGCGGCGACGATATAGGTCAGGTCGTAATTCATTCGGCAGCCTTCTTGTAATAGTCGTCGTACGCCTTGTAGGCGGCGGCCTCGATCTGGCAGGCGATCTTCGGCTGCTCCGGTTCCTTCAGGATCGCGTTGACGGCACAGGCGATGCGCTCGATCTTGGCGGCCTCGACATCGCGCAGGTACAGGCTGATCTGCATGCCGCCGTGCGGCGTCTCGATCGACAGCACCAGCGGCGTGTCGAGCGTGGTCAGGGCCGCGGCCTTGAGCGCGGTGACGTCGTGCAGCGATAGGTAGGTGGTGGGGATCTGCAATTCTATTCTCCTGCCAGTGCTTCGACGAGGTCGGCGATCGCCGACATCTCGGTGTCGCCGGTTCCATACTCCGGCGAGTTCTCGCCGTCGTCCAGAATGAGGCGGGCGACGTAGACGCCTGCCGCGGTGCGGTCCATCTGGACCGTGTCGCCGCTGTCGGGGAAGTGGATGATCTGCATGGGGTTCTCCTGTTGGCTGCCATCACCATACAGCCCGATGGGTGAATGTCAATTGACATATTGAGAAATACCCATTAAAAGTTTGCTCATGATGAAATTACATCCTGTTGCAGCCAGGCTGCTCGCTGACATCGAGGCGTATCGCGCGCGGGTCGGCATCGATCGCACCGCCTTCGGCGTTCAGGCCGCGGGCGACGGCCATTTCATTTCACGAGTAGAGGAGGGCAAGATCCCGAGAATAACCACCATCGACCGCGTCTATGCCTACATGGACGGCAAGACCAAGGCCGTCCGCACCAGATCCATCACAACGATAGAGAGACAAAGATGACCATCAAGAACCCGATCGCGACAGGGGTATCCCTGATAGCCCTTGGAATTTTCCTGTTGATAACTACCCACGCCCGCGGCCAGACCACCAACGGCCTGACCGCGGCGCAGAAGGCGCAGGTCGCCGATCCGGCCAATCCGCAGTTCACGCCGCTATGGCAGCCCGCGGTCGTGCCCGAGGTGGACGACGACCAGACCGCCTACTTCTTTCCCGACACCCCCAGCGACGAGGTCAAGGCATGGGCACTGAAACGCGCGTTCCAGCTCAATGGCAACAGCATGGTCGGCAACAACCGCATGATCGATCTGTCGAAGGAAACGCCGTTCTCGACCGTGGTGCAGACCGAGAAGATCGCGGTGACGACGGCGCCAGTACCGCGACCAGTGGGGCAGGCGGATCTCAACATGGAAGATCTGCGCAAGTTCTCGCGCCGGGCCAACATGAAGATCGACATCTGCGCACGCAACCACATGCACAAGGTCGTCACCGGGTCGAGCTGGAGGTGCAAATGAGCGCGCTGGACAAGTACACCGCACAGGCCGAGGCCGAGCTGGCAAAACTGATGAAGCCGATCCCGCGTCCCAAGCACGACTTCACGGCGATCGGCGAGCAGATCGTCGCCTCGCTCGTGAAGGCCGCCGAGGATCAGGTCACCGAGGCCCAGAACCTCCTGGAAAGCGTCAAGGTGCTGGCCGAGGGCATCGGCGCCCAGCTGGAGGAGCACGCGCGGATGCTCAACGACATGGACGACCGCACCCGCGCGTTCGGCCGCGACGTGGTCGAGGCGCACAAGAAGTTCCTCAATGGCGGCAAGCACGAGAACCCCTCGCCATGATCCGTTCCTGCGGCAGCTGTGCCAACTACGGACCCGACGACGACACCTGCCGGCGCGACCCGCCGGTGCGGCTGCCGCGCACGTTCGCGCCGTCAGCCACGGCGGAAAGTCGCGTCCGCGACGAACACATCCTGTGGGGCTGGCCCAAGGTAGCCGAGTTTGACTGGTGCGGCCGATACAAGAGGCGAACCGATGACGACTAAATCGAAACTGATGTTCACGCTGGAGCAGATCCAGTCCGCGGACGAGGATCAGGCCGGCTTCTGCCTCGCCTGCGGCAACGAGCAGTCAGGCTGCGAGCCGGACGCGCGGCGCTACAAATGCGAGGCGTGCGGCGAGAAGCAGGTGTTCGGCGCCAGTGAGCTGGTGTTCATGGGCCGCGTGAAATGAAGCAGTATCTCAAGGAAGGGTGGCGCCCGCACGGTCCCGGCCTGTGCCGGTGCCCATCCTGCGGTGCTGTCGTATCGACCAACGCACTGGCCCGCGCCAAGCACGTCTGCAAACCAAAGCCGCAGCCGCCCGAGGAGCCGATGGAATGAGGGAAGGCATCCACGACTGGACCGCGGACATGATACTCTGCTTCACCAAGTTGCACCGCCAGCAGCCGCCGCTGTCGTTCGGCAAGATCGCCGCGGAAATGTCCGCGGCGTTCAACATCGAACTGACAAAGAATGCCTGTATCGGCAAGGCCTCAAGGCTCGGCCTGCCGACGCGGCACCAATCGGACACACCACGCAAAAGCAGGGGGAAAGCAAAAATGATCAGGGTCCGCGTCGACGCGCCGATCGCAGCCGAGATCGCGCCGCGCCAGCCCGAGGTCGGGCTGGACATCTACCAGCTCGGCTGGGGCGACTGCCGATGGCCGCTGGGGCCGATGGAGGCGCGTCCGCCATATCGCTATTGCGGCGGCCCGGCGCTGCTCGGGCGGCCCTACTGCAACGAGCACACCGAGAGGGCGGCCGGAAACACCAAGGTGAAATGGACATGAAGGTGTTTCTGCTCGTGATGGCGACGCTGGGGCCGGCCTATGTCGACAACCAGATCGTGCCGGCCTCGATACAGGAGCTGCCCAACATGGAAGCCTGCGAGGCGGTGGCGAAAGCCGCGCGCGAGGCCTCCAGGAACCGCGTCGTGGTGCGCTGCGTGGTCGCAGAGAAAGACATGGAATGACACTCGTGAACCACAATCAGGCGATCTTCGACGCCATCGCTGCTTCGATCGACGGCGACGACGTCGACGGCCCGGTCGAAATCAACGTCAAGAAGTTCATCGAGACGTTCAACAGCCACCGCGACCGCGCGCTGTGTACGTCGCTGCTAGTTGGTGATGCCCAAACACCGGCTCACCTGAAGGAGCTGGCACAATGGGCAGATGCGGCAGTCGAACTTTTCCCTGTCCACGGCGAGAAGTTCAGGCAGATCGCGGAAGTACTCCGGCGGCTTCCCCCGCGGGATTGATCAGGCAGCCTTGTTCCGCGTCTGCCGGCCGCGCAGGTAGGCTTCAAACGCCTCCTGCGCGGTCATCTTGTCGTAGACCCGAGACAATTTCAGCTCGTCCACAGTATTGGTGGCGACGCAGACCCGCACCATGACTTGCCTCTTCTGGCCGGAACGATTGATCCTCGCTATGGTTTGTTCCCAATACTCCGGCGACCATGTCGGCGACATCCACGCCATGTCCGCCCCGCCATGTTGTAGATTTAGTCCATGGCCGCCGGAGGCCGGGTGCAGCGCCATGAACGGCAACAGGCCCTCGTTCCATAGCCGGATGTTGTCCTTGGCCTGCCCGTCGCTGACACCAGCGCCGAGATAGGGCAGGCCCGGCAGCAGCTCCTGTATCGACTGGAGATCCTCAAGAAACTCATAGACCAGCAGCGTCGGGCCGGTGGCGTTCTCGATGACGTCCTCCAGCCAATCGCGCTTGACGGCGTGGATCTCTTCGGCCGTGCCGTCCTCGTGGTAGATGAAGCCGTTGGCCAATTGCGCGAGCTTGCCTGTGGCCACGCCTGCCGAGGCCGCGATCACCTCGCCACTGATCAGCTTGCGTTCCATGCTGTCGTAGCGGGCGCGCGCATCGACCGGCAGCTCGACCTTGTCGAACACGATTGTAGGCTCGGGCTGGATCAGCTCGTTGTCGGCGACCGTTGCGATGTAAGGCGCGATCTCGGCGTTGAG